GGGCGCGGCCTGACACTACATCGCTAAAGCTAATCAGGCCGCTTTCTATCACTCGCCAGATGACGAGTTCTGTGCGGACGGTTCGGTCAAGGTTTTCAGCAAGGCGCTGAACAGATGCCGCATGGCTCCCTGCATCGTTCCCGCTGTGTCCAGACCAATATTTTTTTTTAACCCTGCTGTAACCGGAAGAATGGAGAGCTTCAGACACTCCAGCGCCACCAGATAAACATCGGCGATATTGGTTGCGGTGAAATTGGTATTCACTGCGTCCCAGCTATCCAGAAACTCGCCATTATCGACCAGTTGAGCGCGGGATTTTGCCAGCAAGGTAAACAACAGTTCGTCGTGGTCTTCCCGGTTAAGCACACCGAAAATCTTCGACGACATAGAAAGAATGCTTTCTACCTGGCTGATACCGTGTTTGGCGAGAATCTCCGCCACGCGCAAATTAAAGTGAATGGCATCAAAAGCGCTCATTCGAATAACGCAGAATTTACGCCCGTTGATTTCAACGTGTTTGATTGAGTCGTCCATCAGGTAATATTCACTCCATTAATGACCGAATCCACCTCGCCAGTAACGAGTTTCCACTCCAGTGTTTGAGCACCAGCGCCGTTATTTGCGCCATCAGTAGGCTGACGGGCAAACATCGCGTAACTCATGCGGTGTACCGACAGATTGCGCGTATTTGTGAGCGTTACGGGTACTACAGACTTCGTTTTCTGCATCAGAAAAAGAGCTGTGTTAACCGGGGAATTTCGCTGCGTGACGAAGGTCAAAGACCCTTCTTCAGTCGGATTATCGATAAAAGACCAGTCGCCGCCGATGCCGGAAGAAACGGTAATCTGGTCATCCGTCATTTCGAGCGTGATATTGCTGTCTTTAGCCAGACCAATTACCGGCACAACGCCTACGGTAATCAGCCAGTCTTTAGAGGACATTACGCCTAAATACATAGTTAAATCCCGTAAGTCATTGCTGTGCCAACAGCATCAACGTGCTTAATGGCGTAGCGGAGGTAGAAAGAGAATTTGATAGTCACATCACCTTTGATACGCTGCACGGCGCTGATTTCTGACATCGTCGGACGCACTACGGTAAATCCACGGACATAATCTCCGTTATCATCCGTAAAGTTTTCCATAATGCCGCCAGCGGTCTGACCCGCCTTCAGGGAGCTTTCCATCTGGTTACAGACCAGTTCATAGCCCGGCATGTCGTGCCCCACTTTGTTGCGGTTGATATGCAGCGTGGCAAGGTCTTTTTGCATCCGGTCAGCCTGCCAGTAGCAGAAACGCACAACTTCAATCGCTTCTCCGTCGCCACACGTGCCGGGGTAAGTTACCGTGATGCCGGAACCATAGTCTTCAAAGGTATTGCCGTTTAGCGCCTTAATTTTCTGGTAATCGGTTTCGGTGAATCCATCACTTTGAACGGCGTTAAGTGTCTTGAGCGCCCACGTTTCTGAGCCCGGTTGCATGACAAGACAACGCCCGGCGATAGCAGCGTCGAGGAAGTTCTTTTCCAGCTTCGTAGAAATGGCAAACGAACCCGCCATATTCTTATCGAAAAGGTATTTCGTAATGTTGTCAGTCGCCCAGGTGGAAGACGTGTAGTCGTCAATAAACACCGCCATTTTATCAATCTGCGATTCGACCCAATCAGCAATAGCTTTCTGAATCGACAGATTCCGCGACGGCGTCATGCACATAAAGAACTTGTTGTACTGGTTTTTGATAGCTGCAATCGCAGCACTAACGCCAGCAGCCAGCACTGTAGATTCAGCGTGAGCAACTTCGGCCCCTTCCAGATAGACAATGCGACCATCAACCAGAAACTGACCCGCTGTCGTTGCATCAGCAACGATATCAGCCGCTGCGCCAGTGCTCCCGGCCCAAGTCGTACCGTTATAACTGGCGTAGCGATATTCCGTACCTTTCACATAGCCGATGGTGGCCTTTGTGGTTGTCGGTGCGCCGGAAACCGGAACCCCCGTCAGGGCAATCATCGTTTTGCTGTAAGCGGCTGAGAAATCGCCGACAACCAGCGTATCCGGTGACGGACTTTGAGAGAAATACGCCTGAACCGCCAGAAGATTATCGCCGGATACGCCGTCTGAAATGGCATCATCAGCGCTGGTATAGACCCGGTAGAGATCGGCAAAATCCGCGACGGTTGCGGATTCGTAATCTGTAAATTTTTTCCCGAAAAATGCCGCGCCCGGCGCGAGGATTAACCCGACGCCAAACACGCCATATTGAGCGGCGGTAGTTTGACGCCCAATTTTTACACCAAAAAGCCGACTTAAATTCGCCATTTAATAGCCCCTGATAGCGAGAGTGACTTTATCGCACGGTGTGACCGTCGCGCTTTCAATCCAACTCTCTCGTTTGTAATGCTGGTACACAAATGTCAAAGACAGCGTTACCTGTGCCATCTGCTGGTAAACGAGGTTATCAATTAGAGGGGAGCTATTCTCGAAATCGCCCGAGCGGTCAATACAGCAATTATTTTCAAAC